CTTAAATTCTAATCCAATTAAAATATCATTGTGATTTTTATTCACTAATTTTAAAAGTGTACTATTCATAAAATTTGCTGTACCTATATTGTAGCAAAGACTTACACAAGCATTGAACTGATTTTGATTTAAAGGTGTTTTAACTAAATTAGAAACTTTTAAAGCAAATCTATCAGCAATTGATTTAAACATTTCAAATGCTTCTTGTTTGTTTATTTCTTTATCTAACATTGTTACACGTTTACCATCAGGATAATATGTATTACCATATCCTATTGTAGGTATCTTTGCAGGACACAAATAAGGTTTAGAACTATATCCCTCAAATTCTGTAATTAATAAATAGCCATTGTTGTTTAACTTCATCGTATTGAAAATAATTTAAAAATTAAAGTAATTAAAGCTCCGAACATAATCACAAAAGCGACTTTAAACTGATTTACATATACAGAAATTTCGTTTTTAAAAACTTCTAAATTTTCAACTCTATCGTCTATTTCTTTTACTTGTGAAACCATACCTTTAAAATTGTTAAATTCACTTCCTAAAAGTGCTTGTTTAATTTCTTTTATGTCTCGGCTTAATTGCTCTAAATTATCCATTATTTTCTTAATCTTTCTACTATGTTTGTAATACCTTCAATACCAATATAAGCTGTAGCAATAATAACCCAATCACTTGAAGTTAATTGCCCACTAAATAAACCTCCACAAGCTACTAAAAATACTAATAGCTTGCGTGAAATCCATTTATTTAATATTATATCAAATTGCTCTTTGCTCAAAATCTATTTCTTTAATAGGTTCACATCCTGCAAAACTATGTTTCGGATTGTTAGGGAATATTTCGCTTTCAAATACAATTACGTTGTCACTCATAACATCGTAAGCGTATCCGTCAGCGTAAACAGGAGCAGTTAATTGTTTAAAGTCAGTATCGTATGTTCCATTTACTAAAACAATTCTACCAATTTCAACAACCGCTTGAATACCTTTTCCGTAAGATAAAACAATTTCGTTGTCTATGTTTTCTACTTCAATATAGACTCCTTTTTTTAAAAAGTCTTTTATTGCAGTTTCTTTATCTGTATAGTTTAATTTATATATCATTTTATAGTGTTGTTAATTGTGCAAGTTCAGTATTTGTTAAACGTGTTTTGTAAAGTTGAGCTGAATTAATAAATTGAGCTTCTATATAATTACTTAAGTTTTCAGCAAAACTAAAATAACTCATTGATTGGTCTAAAAATGTAGCTGCAGTATCACTATTAACATTTGTTCCATTCATATAAATTTTAACATCATTTAATTTATATGCAATAGCTACTTTATATCTACTTCCTACAGATATACTTCCTACAGATAAATAAAATTGATTAGCACCATTATTATTTCCTAAAGCATATAAACCACCATCTGCCCAACGTAAATCAATTTGAGCAGTTCCTGATACATTTCTTAATTGTGATAAAATTTGAAAAGTATTATTATTTTTAGCATAAAAATCTAAGAAAATTGTACCTTCTGTTTGTCCTATTAAACTACTTATACCTGTTTTAGATATTACATCAGCGTTACGAGTTACTGAAGATGCAACTGTTGGAATGTATGAAGTTGGATAAGCACCTGCCTCTAATTGAGCACCATAAACATAAATATTTGTTCCTACAACTCCATTAAAATTTGTTGAGCTTGCAACCCCAATACCAGATAAAGCAGCTAATATTGGACTTGTTTTTGTAATGCTTATTTTATACCAACCATTTGCATAAGCAATAATAGAATAACTTTCGGGTGCAACTACACTTGAAACAAAAGTTCCCGTGTTTAAATTAAATATTGCATCGTATCCATTTAAGTAAACCCAACAAAAATTGCTAGTTCCTTTTTTAGCAAAAAAACTTAAAGTATAAGCACCTGTTAGTGCTGCTGTTGTAGTATAAAGAAAAGATGTTGTACCACTTGATGTAATTGTTTCTGCGTTTTGAGTTCCATCAGGGCTAATAACTGAATTTGCATTTACCGTTACATTGTTACGAGTCCAATAAGCATTATCAAACTGCTCAGAATATAAAGCTAAATTCGTTCTTTGTGGCTCTACTAATAAACTCGGACAACTTCCGTTTGTGTAATCAATACGTGGAATGTTTAATCTATCAGTTGTAGGAAAGTACTCTTTTGCTGAAGTGCTTGTAACTAATTGAGCACCCCAAAGATAGATACCTTTAACACCATTTCCCGTAAAATCTGAAGCTTTACTTGAAGATGCAGAATTAATTAAATTGGCTGAACCTATAGTACCCCCACTTCCTGTATAATTTGAAATAAAAGTAAAGCTACAACGATACCAACCATTACCAACGCTCGTTACCGTAGCATCCTCATATACACCCCCTACAACCTCTCCTGTTTGGATATTAAAATTTACATAATTAGAAGAAACAAAACTTGGAGTAATTATTTGAACAAATGGAGTATCGATATATTTAAAATAAATTGAATTTGTATATTTTTGCCCCGAAATATAATTTACTTGTATTTCAATACCTTGAAAACTTGTAGAATTAGAAGATAATAATTTTTCAGCAGTTAATGTTCCGTTTGGAGCAGTAGTGCTATTTGCAGACATTGTAATATTATATTTTGCCCAAGCTGAATTACTAATATCTTCAGAATATCTTACTAAATTATAAGGCACTTCCTCAATAAGCCCGTTACTATTTACTCTCGTTGCTGTTGTAGCACGAACAACATCCATATCGCCCAAAGTAGTATTTGGAACAACTGAATATAACTTGCTTTCTTTATATGCGTTTGGTGTTATAACCAAAGAGGCTTGTTCTAATAAACTCATATTCTATCTAAATTTTCTAATGTTGTTAATAAGCAAGATTGTGCCTCTATAATTCCTGAATCAGCTAAAACTCTTATATAAAAGTCATTATTTATAATACCTTCGTTTCCTACAATTTCTGTATCACCACTCCAACTAATAAAATGCGAATAACCCCAAGAAATAAGATTATTAATTGCACCTTGTCCCCAACCAATATTGTTGTTATTTGCACCTTGTCCCCAGTCTGACATAATTAATATACTTTAGTTAATGTAAAATTCTGTGAACGTATTGTATTAGCAGCATTATTAGTTATCCATTCAGCTGTAATACTTAATGAATTTACAATTGTTGTATTAAAAACCGTATTACTAACTAACCCAAAATGGACTCCTTCCATTGCTACAGCTGCATTTTTATTATAAGTAAATATTCCATTTGAAAATAGTTCAGCAACTCCAGCACCACCAAGTTTTGTAACTGTAAAATCTAAAACTAAATCAAAATATTTGTCAGTTGTAGTTGATAAATTATATTCTAAAGCATCTATAATTAAAACTCCATTTGAACGTACTCTAATATGTAATATTTGATTATTTGCACAAGTTAATCTTCCGCACATTTTAGCCACAAATGAATCACCAACTTTAAAAGCATTTGCAGGTACATTTAACGTTCCAACACCAGCACCTATCAAAAGTGCTTCGCCACTTGCATAAACTATTGGCGGACTTAAAGCAGTTTGTGCATATAAACCATTAGAAGCTAAAGAATAAACTTCTAAAAAATTATCATTAACTTTATCAAAAGCATTTCTTATAGTATCACCTGTGCCATCATTTGCAGTTGTACCTATGTTAATTGTTTGTATCATTTCTTTTATCTAATTTATTTAAAAAAATTTCTAACTTTTTTACGTTTACCTCTTTCGGTTTATATGTTTCTTTTATAGCACCCATCCTGTGAAATTTGCATCTTTATCTGGATATACATCAGCATTTGAATTTTCATTATATTCAGGAAATAACACTTGGTTAAAAGTCATATAATCAATGAATCTATTTGTATAACTTTGCGCAACATCACGTTCTTTTTCAATTAAGAAATCTATTTCATTTTTTTCAACTGTTGTACTGTTTTCAGAATTATGTTTGAATACTCCTTTATTTGATACTTTATAAGCCGCATAAGGTAAAAATTCTACCATAGCCCAATGTATTACCATTGGTTTAATATATACGCTTAAAAGCGTTGTATATGGTGCTGCTAAATTACCTGCTACAATACCATCATTAATCTTGTTATATAGCTTTGTACCTAAGTAATTCTGTATGTGTAACTGCTGTGCTTGAAAAATATACTGAGTATAAATATCAGGGTCTAAATTACCATTTAAAACAGTGAATTTAACTATATCGTTTGTACTTATAAATAAACCTTGTGCCATATCTTATTAATTTGTATATCCCATTTTATCCCAATACTCTTGTGTGTATCCTTTTGTAGGCATATCACTTGGTTTCATTGCTACTTCTTTTTCGTTTCTGATTCTATAACCATATTTTTCAGCAGTTGCAATACTTAAAGGTGCTGCATTTGGATTTGTAGGGTCAATTTTAGTTTCAAAACTTGCATAAGTTCTTCTTAACCATTTATGATTGCATCTTGCTCCGCCTTTGTATAACCATATAGAATAGGTATCAGAACCTTTAGGACCGAATCCTGAATTAACAACTTGCGTTTCCATTGCAACTATATCTTCTTTACGGTATACTTTATCTGCTCTTAACATTTTATTGCAAAATTGTCTTTCACCTGTTAAATCACCACTATAAACATATCTTGTAACAAATTGAACACCATCAATTACTTTATCTTGTTCAGGACTTTTAGCGTTTGGTTTTGCAGTTCCTGTAGAAGTAATAAATTGCCACATTTTAGATAATGTGCTTTTCTTTTTATTATTTAAAGTTTCAATTTCTAAGTCTAATTCATCTTCAGTTTCATAATCTACTTCAGTTTCATCAATTAAAAACCATTCGTCACCTAAAGTTTCACCTTTTTCAATTAACAAATCAGCGTTACTATCTGAACTCATTTTGACACCAGTTTCTTCTTCAGTTGTTTCTGCATTCATTCCTGATACATCAACAAATTCTAAAGGTTGTATAGTTTTAAAATATAACTTTAATGATATTTTATTAATAGCTAAAACTTCATCTAAGGCATCAGTTATTTCTAATTGATATGGTTTTATTACTATGTTGTCAAATAATAGCGTAGCAGTCTTTATTTCGTCTGCATTGTTACCTAATCCACCACCTGTTTCACGTATTCCTAATAACATAGGACTTGTTACCCTATGACCTACAATTAATTTTTCAAAACATTCTTTTGATAGATATTCGTAATGTGCAGGTGCATCATTTAAAGGTAAATCTTCAACTGTAGTTTTACTTTCAGCATTTGCATTAAAAGCAATGATAACTTTTTCACCTCTTGCACCTGTTAATTTACCAAGAACATCACGTTTCATTTTATCACGCATTTCTTCAGTAGGAATACCATTGTTAAAATTGATAACTTTAGTTCCACTAAAACCGTTCTGACAGTCATTGATTTGATAATCTGCTATTGATTCTTCAAGCAAAGCATAAGGTAAAGAACCACTATAATCTATCGGACTATAATAGTCAAATCCACTTACATAAGGTTTAATTATATATAGTTCAACTTCATTACCGTTACCAAAACCAAAAGCAGGAATCTTTTTAGGTTCTTCACTTGGCTTCTTTTTAGTCCAATCAGGGAAATAATACCAATTTTCAATTTGTCCTTTATCATTACATTTTTCTGCTCTTAATGTATGCATAGGAAAATGAAGTATTTGCTTTACTTGTTTCTTTTCCATTACAACTTGCATAGCAGCCATTCCTAAAAGTTTTCTTTCTAAAGCTATTTTCTTTAAATCAGAATCTTTTATAATAGATTTCATTTGTGCATACTCATTTGGCTTTTTATTAGAATCTAAAGCATCTAATCCTTTACCGTAAATCATATTAGTAACACCTGTAATAATAGCACCATTTGTAGCACTATATAAATACCTATCAATTAAGTATTGAAAGTAATTATTATCAGCACCATATTCAATATAGTTGTTTTTCTTGTTTTCTTGTATTGTAGGGCTTGTATAAGCACTTAAATTTACAATTGATATATTACTCATATATTTTAAATTCGTTTGTTGTAACGTTCGCTACATATTGATTTTCATTAACTGTATAATTATCTTTGTTTTGATTTGTAC